CTCTTGGATCGACTTCTGCAAATAATGTATCTTATGCTCCTGCTGGTACGGGTGTAACCACTACAGTACAAAGTAAACTACGTGAGTCTGTTTCAGTGAAAGATTTTGGGGCAGTGGGTGATGGGGTAACGGATGATACGGCAGCAATTCAGGCTGCTATTGATGCTGCAACAATAGCGGCAAATACTGGGGTTAGTCTGATAGGGGTTTTGTTTCCAGCAGGGACATATAAAGTTTCATCAGTAATAAATGTAGTTCGTAATATCAGGTTGCAAGGTATTGGATGGCCCATTATAAAAGCATTCCATAATGGTGATATATTTCATTATTTCGGTATACCTGACTCCTCTACATTTCCAGACAATAAGTTTGTTGTTGAGAGTTTAACGTTCAAAAATAACCCTGGTAACGTACCAACTTCGTTCATCAGGCTTGGAGATTCAACAGGAGACACACCAACTTATGTTAAATCTGCTGATGATGTAGAAATCATTTCATGCACATGGAATAACTGTTCTGCAAATTATATTATTGATAACAATCGCGGCTTTGGTTTAGTAATTAAAGAATGCATATTTACAGCTTGCGTTACCACAGCAGTATTAAAACTTCGGCAAAACCAAACCGAAATTCCATACTGGACATATAGCGTCAATGTTTACACCTGTGACTTTACTGGTATTACAGGCAAAGCAATTGAAGCTGATGGTGGTGATATATCAATGTTTGGCGGAATTGTTGAAGGATGTTCTGCTGGTGCTATTGATTTGGGAATTAATACTTCTTATACAGGCGCTCAAATTGTAAGTTTTTACGGAACTTACTTAGAGGCCAATCAAATTTTCCATGTGCGGGGAAGTAATGGAAGATTGATTGCAAACTTTAACGGGGTGAAGTTTGTAAAAGGAATTGCTGCAACCAATAATTTGATATTCCCATCTGCCGCATTAGTATCGTTTTATAACTGCTCGTCCCCTAATCAATCTCCAACTATTACAGGTGGTAATATAAAGCAATATGGATGCACTTATATGTCATCCAACATTGGAACCGTTGATAGTTTTGACACCGATAGAGGAACTTCTTATACATCAACTCCCATGACGCCTGTTATATTCCGTCCATCTATCGGTGATGGTCAATCACTATTGGCTACCGGAAGCTTAGGCGGTGGGGGGGCATTGGTCTTATGTTCACATTCAACAGGAGGAACAACCAACTGCATCACAGAGTTATTCCTGATAATGAGAAATGTGAATGGATCAAGTATTTCAGCGCAAAGTATAAGCAGATTAGCCGGTGCAGATACTGCTACGTTTGCGTTTTCAGTTGATGCAAATGGTTATGTGCAGGTCACATCATCAGCAGTAGGCCATGCAAATTACAAGGTAATTGCGCAGTCAGGATATCCGGTTTACTTGCCTGCGTAACACTATGACCACCATCCTCCAACTCCTAAAGTCCCGCACAGTCCTATTCGCAATCCTGCTTGCTACTCTCTCCGTCATGCAGGGTTACGTCTTCCTCCTGCCCCTCACACAGCTAGAGCAAATGTACGCAGGAATAGCAATCTCAGTCATCGTCACGGTGCTTCGTATCGTCACCACTCAACCTATCTCGGAGAAATAGCATGACAGTTACCGTCAAAGTACTTATCCCAGCCAAGATCGCCGAGGCAACTCAGGTCACCCAGTACACTGCCAACGGTGTGACTACGATCATTGACAAGTTCACTGCCACGAACTACAACACTGCGGCTGCAACGATCAGTGTGAACTTGGTCACTGGCTCCGACACCGCCGGCAACCAGAATCTGGTCACCAAGACCAAGACTCTCCAGCCTGCCGAGGTGTACACATTCCCCGAACTGGTGGGTCATGTGTTGTCACCATCGGGGTTCATCTCTACAATCGCAGGTACCGCTACTTCAATCAATATCCGCGCAAGTGGACGGGAGGTGACTTAACATGGGATTTCTTAGTGACTTTCTGTCAAACCCGCTTGGTACTGTAGCAGATACTGTAACGAAGGTAGTCAGCAACCCCGCAAAAGCAGTTGGTGATGCGTGGAACAGTGGCGGGAAAACTGCTGCCGAACTAGCTGCTCTCTACTACGGTGGTTCTTATTTAATGGGCGCTGGTGGTGCTGCAGGGGTTGGTAGTGCAACTGCTGCTGAGACTGCTGCCGCCAACTCTCTCATGGCCCAAGGGTACTCCTCGACTGCCGCATGGGAAGCAGTCAATGCTGGTGCAGGCAGTACATTTGGCGCTGGTGCTGCTGGTGCTCTCGGTGCCGGTGCTGCTAGTAGTCTGGGCAGCCTTGCATCTTACGCATTACCCGCCTCGAACCTTCTCGGTGGGTACTTGTCATCACAGGGTGCTCAGGATGCCGCCAGTACGGCTGCCAATGCCGCCAATCGATCAGCCGATCTGCAATACAGGCAATGGCAAGAGCAGCAGGCTTTGCAAGCACCCTGGCGCCAGGCGGGTGTCAACGCATTGAATAAGATGCAAGGTGGTGAATTTGCACAACCTGATGCATTCAAGTTTGGAGCCAGTGAGTTCAATGCCAACCAAGATCCAGGATACGCCTTCCGAGTCGCCGAAGGGCAGAAAGCACTTGATCGTCAAGCTGCAGCTCGTGGTGGTTTGATCTCCGGTGGTGCTCTAAAGGCTGCTGCTCGATATGGTCAAGACATGGGGTCGCAGGAGTACCAGAATGCGTTCAATCGGTCACTGACTGGCTACAACGCCAACGTGGCACGATCTGATACGGGATACAACCGACTTGCAGGTCTTGCTGGTGTAGGTCAGACCGCAACTCAGCAACTCGGTGCTGCCGGTCAGAATTACGCTACCAATGCAGGCAATGCGATCACTGCGGCTGGTCAGGCTACGGCTGCTGGCCAAATAGGTGCCGGTAACACTTGGAACAATGCTCTGGGTACAATGGTCAGTGGGTATCAGAACCAGAACAACTTCAATCAGTGGTTGGCACAGCAGCCTAAGTAGGACACAGAATGGCCGATCTAAACTCACTCATCGCACAAGGTGCTCAGTTCCAAGCACCACAGGATCCGTTTGCTCAGTATGCCAAGATGCAGCAATTGCAACAGGGTCAACAAGCAAACGCTCTCAATCGCATGAAGATGGATGAGTATCAACGAGCGCTTGCATCGCAGAATGCGTTGCGTACTAGTCCTGCCCCCGAGGGTGTCAACCCACAACACTGGGCTATTGATCCAAAAGAAGCATTGGCAATTGCTAAGGAGCAATCTGCTGCGGGTGCGAGTAAGTCTGCTGCCTCTCGCAGTGATGCGGCTGCTGCCGCTGATCGGCAAAAAATACTCAATCAGGCAGAACGTGACTTCAGTAGTCGGCCTGATGATGAAAACCTTATTTCGCACAATCGGGATATTCAGGAATCTACCTTATTCACCTCTGAAGAAAAATCCCGTTTGGATGGACTTACACAGAAGCTGCTTGCCATGCCCATCGAGCAACGCAAGATGGTGTTATCGCAACAAGGTGCATCTGCCGGCGAGATGAAACCAACAATTAGTTCTCAAAACTTGGGTGGTACGGTTCAATCAATCTCTACTCCTGCATTTGGTGGTCCTGCCACAGTTGTGCCAGGATCGGTGGGTAATGTCACCATGACTCCTTACCAGATTGAGCAGAACAAGATCTCCCAAGGTCAACTCAAAGTGTCTCAGGGTCAGCTTAAAGTAGCCCAAGACCGACTGGCGAAAGAGGGTGCGCAACTTGACCCACTTGAGAACCAAGTGCTTTCTCAAGCCATCGCTGATGGTCGGGTAGACATTAACAAGGTCAATGGTCGCAATGCCAAGATTTACGTCGGTGCTCTTCAGGCCCAGCCAGGTGTCGATCTGCGTGAGATGAGTTTTGAAAATGTGGCATCAGCTGCTGGCGCTCGTTCATTGGGTGTTCAATCTGCCAAGATGCAGACTGCCGCAATTGAAGCCGACAAGATGATTGGTTTGGTAAATCAGTACTCGAATGCTGTCGATCGTACTCAGTACCCCACGATTAATGCCATTGAGAATGCAATCTCCAAGGGCACCGGCGATACGAACATCGTCAAACTCCACACATCACTAAACTCGTTGATTAACTCCTACGCTCGTGCCATCAGCCCGACCGGTCAACCGACTGTCTCAGACAAGAACCATGCGCGTGAGATCATCAATGCGAACTATGCAAATGGTCAGATCGGTGCGATTACTGACGTGATGCATCAGGAAATGAATATCGCTAAGGGTTCCACCAAAGAAGCAGGTGATGCAGCTAAGGCCGATCGACAGAAGAAGCCTGGTGCACCTGCCAAATCTGCATCTGGTGCAACTGTAAGTAACTGGTAGGATACCGACATGCCACGCAATATCACGGTCACCTTTGGTGATGGGACATCCCACACCTATCAGAATGCTCCCGACGATGTCACACCCGATGCGGTGCAGGCACGGGCTGAGAAGGAGTTCTCGAAATCGGTGACCTCGTTAGATGGTGGTCGTGGTACCGCACCTGCTGCTCCCAAGCTGACCGGTGTCGATGCCATTCCAGGTCAACGATCTATTGCAAAGTCTGAGCCCGAGCCGTCCATGCTCGACAAGATCCGTGGTGGACTTGAAGTGTTGCCGGCAATGGCGGGTGGTGCTGTGGGTGGTGTGGTGGCACCAATTGCTCAACTTGGACATGAGTTGTTCGGTGGTCAGGCATTCACCCCTCAAGGCAAGAAGGCTGCTGCCGAGTTCGGTAAGAAGGTACAGGCTGAGTTCTATCAACCTCGTACAGCAACAGGTCAGCAGTACACAGAAGCGGTTGGCAATGCTCTGGCACCAACGGTAGGTATCATGCCCATGACGGGTCTGATGGGTGATATCGGTCGATCTGCTGGGCCAGCTACCCGTGCACTAGCTGACGTGGGTCGCGCTGAAGGTGATCTGGTCAAGGGTGCTGTTGCTGCACCATTTGAAGCTCGGGCTGCTGTCAAGCAGGCTAAGAATGTGGCTGAGAGCTACAAGAATGCGACAGTCATTGATGCTACTAATGCTGCTCAACGAATCGGTGCAGCAGTAAACCCCGCCAAGTCGAATCCTACAGCAGGTAATCGATTTAAAGGTGCTGTGGCAGGTGTGTCTAATGTTGAAGGTGAAATGGCAAAGAATAATATTGCCGCAGTAACCGATACCGTTAGGCAAGATCTTGGTGTGCCGGCAGAAGGACGCCTCGATAGAGCCGCAGTAGATAGTGCACTCGATGTAGCCAGCAAACCATACGACGTAGTCCGTGCCATCCCCACCATGTCCCCAAGTGGTGAGGTGCTGGCATCCATTCGCGCACTTGACCTACCTGCCACTATTGGTGGTAAGGCCAAGGCCGCTACAGTGAAGGCACTGATTGGTGACACTATTGATGAACTGACTGCTGGTCGTAGCGGTGCCCAGGTTGTAGATGATGTTCGTCAGTTGCGCCGCGATGCCCAGAGTGTCTACAAAGCACGAGACAAGGGTAACAATCCACCGGTTGCTGATGTTGCTGCGGCAGACGCTCGAATGGGTATAGCAGACGCATTGGAACGGATGATTGACGAACATGCCCCAAACCCGCAAGTTCTAGGTGACTTCCAGAAAGCCCGTCAGCGCATGGCCCAGATATTCGACCATGAACGTGCACTCGACTATGGTCAAGAGAAGATCGACCCCCAGGCTTATGCCAAGATGTATCAGGAGCGTAAGGGGAACATGACAGGGGTTGGCTCTGATATCGGAAAAGCAGCATCTGTATTTCCGAGTGAGTTTGCCTTGTCACCTATCGCCGAGGGTGCTCTCCCCCGACTGTCTCGGGCAGGTATTGCCGGTGCAACTGGTGCGGCAATAGGTTCGTTGGGTGGCCCTGTAGGTGCAGCGGCAGGTCTTGCAGCAGGCACAGGTATCGGTGCTCTGGCTGGGAAGATAGCCGCCAAGCGCATGGCAACTCCTGCGTACCAAGCAGCCCATGCTGTGCCGACTGACTATCGTCCACCAGTGAACAATCTGCGTCCTGCTGAGATGAACTATGGCGCAAACCAGATGGTTCCCTACGATTGGAGCCAACAGGTCATCACACCTGACCAGATACCTAATTGGGTGCCAGGTCGTGGTGAAGTACCCCCAGCCAGAGTAACTCCGACTGGTGTTGCTCCTGGTCCTGCACAGATTGGTATGTCCCAAGGCCCAGTGGGTGGACAGACTGGTGCCCTGCGTGCAGAAGACGCACGGTTGTACCAGCAGCAGGCAGCAGCAGAAGCCGCAGCACAGGCAGCAGCAGCACCTCCTGCTGTGAAAGTGACCGACATTCGCAAGTCCACAGGTGTCGCACCCAATAGTCGTGGTGGCATTCAGTTTGATTTAGACCCAGTTACAGGCGAATTGGTGCCAACCAGTTCTACTCTGCGTAGGGCTACACCTGACATAAATGTCATCGAGAGTACAGGTCACTCAATGACCAGTGCCGTCGATAAGATCACCAAAGGTCAGTTATTCGCATTGACACCCGAGGAACGCATATCTTGGAACAAGACTAAGGTTGATGTAGCTCAAGTACTACCTGAGCTTCAGGGTCTAACAGATAAAGCCATTGCCAGCAAGATGGCAGATCGTAAGTGGATTGCCGACACCATTACCAAGCTGCGTGAGCAGGATCAAGCATTCAATATGCTGGCTGAACGATCCAAGACTACACAGCACATGTTGGATGCCACCAAGAAACGCGAGATATTACTTGACCAGTTAATTGCCCTTGAAGAGAGACTGCGTCCCCCACGTCCTGTATCATCAGGAAATCAGGGGCCGAAGACTCGTGCAGCAAACAGATTGATTGTGACTCCTGAAAATATTAACTCGCTAAGGGATTAACAATGGATCAGACTGTCATCAACTGGATTCTCGGTGCATTCGGAGGTCTTGTGGGGTTTCTTCTTAAAACTGTATGGGAAGCTGTTAAGGATCTGCAGATTGCGGATAAGGCACTGGCATCCAAAGTGTCCGACATCGAGGTTCTGGTAGCAGGAGCGTATGTTAGAAAGGACGAGTTCACCAGTATGGCTAACGCACTGTTCGCCAAGCTCGACAAGATCATGGACAAGTTGGATCACAAGGTTGACAAGTGACTACTTGGTTTGATCAGTGCTTCGAGAAGCTCATCGGGTTTGAGGGTGGCTACTCCAACGATAACCGAGACCCAGGTGGTGAGACTAAATTCGGTATTAGCAAACGAGCGTACCCATCAATAGACATCAAGAATCTCACTCGTGATGGTGCCAAAGAGATATACAAACGGGACTACTGGGATCGCGCCCAGTGTGACAGGCTCCCACCGGCACTGGCCTTCCTACTCTTTGATGCATCGGTGAACTCAGGTATTGGTCAAGCCATCCGGTTCCTTCAGCGTGCAGTAGGTGCGGCCGATGATGGCATCCTTGGCCCACTGACTATCTCAGCAATCAGCCGTCTTGATGCCGAATCTGTATGTGCCAGGTTTCTTGGGCAGCGTCTGGACTTCATGACCCGACTGTCCACATGGGACGTGTTTGGCAAAGGCTGGGCACGGCGTATCGCTGACCAACTCAAGGGGATTTAAATGGACCCGATCACTCTCTCAAGTATCTTCGGCATCGGTAGCAAGATTATTGACAAACTCTTCCCTGATCCAACGGAAAAAGCCAAGGCCCAGATCGAGTTGCTCAAAATGCAACAGCAGGGGGATCTCGATGAGATCAAGACCCAACTATCGGCCATCATTGCAGAGGCGCAGTCGCCTGACCCGTGGACTTCCCGTGCACGTCCATCCTTTCTGTACGTGGTCTATATCCTCCTGCTCTGGAGCATCCCGATGGGAGTACTGGCTATCTTCAGCCCAGTGTCCGCCGCTGCCTTCACCGTGGGATTCAAAGCCTGGTTGGGCGCCATCCCCGACTCCATCCTGCAACTCTTTGGTGTAGTGATGACCGGGTATGTGATGGGTAGGTCGTGGGAAAAGGTCAAGGGCGCTGCTAAGTAGCATCAGGTCATCCAGTCGGGCTTCTTCGGCAGGGGCACCCAACCTTTCCAGAACTTGTTCTTCCCGTCCCACTGGCCGATGGATGCCACTCCACCGATGCCCAGCAGCAGGATCTTGACCCCACGAGGGGTGTCATTGTCCAAGCGTAACCAGTACTGATCCGGCGACACTGCGACCGTCTTGTCGCTATTCAGCGTGTGCGTCATTCAGCATTCTCCCGTGTGCATAAGTGAGTCCTTTGGCGTAAGCCTTGTGCTTGTCGTGCCACTGGGTCTGATGTTCAAACCGGTCAGTGGGATAGGGGCAGTGGGCGGGTGCGATCACCACACACCACACCGCCTGATACTGGCCGCGCTTGGGGTCGGCCCACCGGTCGACATACGCATCGGACATGGAGCCCAAGACGTTTCGCATCGTGTGGTCTGATACCTTGTGCAGTGACTCCACGTTGGCCATCATCTCGCGTATCGTTGCACCCTCGGGGTGACTGCGTAGGTAGGTTCGCACGGCAGGAGCGTGGGGTTTCTTCACATCAATCCTTTGGATAGGTGTGATACGCATCTTTGTTACTTGGATCACCACTGAAATAGAACCCAACCTTATCTGGACCAATAGGCCACTCAGCATCCAAGTCGATTTGGATGTTTTGCATCCAGCCACCGTCCTGACCGTGTTGAAAGTACAAGCCTCTGGTTAGCTTGAGGTTCAGAGCAATTGGTCTTCCGTTGGCAAGCTTGATGATCAACCATCGGCGCAATTTTGCTAAATATTTCATTGGCCTAGCTCCTTGCGTAGTGCTTCGATGATTTGCTTCATAGGCAAATTGGTGTGGCTGTGTGTGTAAATATCACTCAAAGCCTCCAGCCCCATCTGTGCCGCCTTGCGCAGGTTCGTGTAGTCCACGCTGATTGCATTGAAGTGGTCAACACAGTCGAGGGTTGCTTTGCGTACTGCATCACGCTCATCAGCAATCTTGTTCAGCAGCGCGATCTGCTCATCTGCTGACTCTTTCCACGCATCACGCTCACTGATCAACTCAGCGATGCGCCCAGCTTGCCAGAGCGTGTTGTCCATGTACTGATCACGCTCACTGAGCAGCCGGTACACCTCACCCTTTGTGGCTTCAAGTGATGTTTTGTAAGCATCCCTCTCATTGACCACTGCGCGGGTGTAGTCATGCTCTGCTTGTATTTTTGCTGCAAATGCTGCACGGGCTTTCTGCGTTCTAGTCATGCTTTACTCTCCAGCCATATCTTGAATGCAACAACTGCCATTAACACCACGAACGCAATCGTGGCGCAGATGATTCCTACTTGGTTGTCAGTCATGTCTTACTCCCCATTTTGGTTTATGTATTGCCACTTCAACATCTCCAGCACGCCGACTAGGGTGCTGTCGTGCAGGTAGCCGTACTTGTCTTGATTGACTACTGCACGTATCTCATCCCAAAGTTGTTGGCTAAGGTCTTCCTGCGTTATAGCTACTGTTAGTGTTCGTACGGTTGTCATACTTTTGCTTTCTGTGCTGCGAGTACTGCTCTGGCAAACACTATTGGGTTGATGCCATTCTTCCCAAACACCGGAATAATGTGTTCGTCCCAAATCGCTGATAGCTCGGAATCTGTCAGTTCGGTGGGCTGCGGGGCGGCTGTGTAGAGTCTCTGCCCATTTACCACGGGACGTATTGCCCTAATCTCAAGCTGTGGCTCTTGCTGCCACCATGTCCCATCAGGCATTGCTCGGAGGGCTTGTGTCACCAATTCAACTACCGCCACAGGCAACGACTGCACCGGTGCTGCCAGATAGGTGTGGGCAGCGTTGATAGTGGAATTGCAAATGGTATCTGCCGCATGTGTTGTGTTGCTGTATCGCAGTTCTTCGATGCAATCAAGCATCTGCGTGATAAGTGCGCGTGCGGTCATTTAAATAGCTCCTTGCAATTGGTGATTGCGGCGTCCGGTATTCGGTTATCAACCTTATGATCTGCTGTAATGTTCATGTACTCCAGCGCATCCACAGCTTGGCGCAGGGCGGCTTCGAGGTCGGTGATGCGCTGCTCTTGCCTCATGCGTTCAGCGTTCAATGCGTGCGTACCGATAGCCACGGCTTGCTGCAACTGGTCGCCAGTGTAGTAGTCGAGCTTTCGCACAGTGTCGAATGCGACCGGTTTCGGCAGCTTCACATCCATCTTAGCCTTCGGGCACTCGTCACAGTAGCCACCTAAGCCGCACGTTCCACCGTCGCAGTCAGCGGACTTAGCTTGCTCCGGTGCTGCCAGCCAAGCCTGCCAAGCCAATTCGCAATCACCGCTTTCTTTCCACGTTGGGTTGTCGCCAAGCACGGTTATTGCCCATGCCTCAAATCGTGCGCGTGTCATTTCGTTTCTCCGTGATTTGCAAAGTTGCCATGCAGCTTGTTTCTAAAGGCCATAACTGCTTCTTTGGCTAACTCAATATCGTCAAACAAGCCTAAATAATTTGGCTTCCTACCTACAGCGCAGAACGCCTGCCATTTTTTGCACTTCTTGTGCCACGTAACGCCCTTAACACCAGATGTATTGTTGCTAGGACGTTTTGTGTTTTGCAAGTTCTGGCTCGGTGTAGCCGAACGCAAGTTGTGCGGGTTGTTATTTTTTGGATTTCCATCAATGTGATCAATACAGCTTGGCTGAAAACCATAGTGCATGAAAAATATAACTCGATGGCTAAGGTAGGTCTTTCCATGAAGGTTAATGGCAAAGTAGTCTTTAGCATCCGTTTTTCCGGCTGCTCTATTGGAGAATCTCCCATTCCATGAATTCATGTTGTTTTCGCTTTTGAAATGGGTAACCGGTCTTGCTTTCCAGTAAAGTTTCCAATCATTCTGGTCAAGATGAAGGCATTCATGAAGGAATTCAGAGCTTGGAAGTTCTAAAACGTGTGCCATGCTATTTATCTCCTCCTGCTGCGATTGCAGCGTCAATACATTCATCTAATGAAGGAATCGCTTTGCCATGAAAGTGGTGGGCGATTGCTGATACACCAGTATCTATGGTCGCGGTGTGTTCCCAGTAACCGGCTATTTCGTCGTGGAAGAACTCTCCACGCAGCCACTGATACCGTGCAGCATCGCGTTGCGCCGCCTCAAGCTCTGCACACAAGCTGGCGATGGTGTCGGCTGCTTCTGTGAAGTCTTTGCACAAAGAGATATCCGGGTGGTTTTTACGCAGCCGCCGCTCGACTTGCTTTGCTTGTTCAATCGTTGTCATTTGTTTACTCCTATTCCCCATGCTGCATACAAAGCAGCAGCAGGGTGTGAATACTTCTTGTGTCGTGCTCTTAGACGTTCAGGACTTGCTTCAGACTTAGCTACTGCCATCTCTACACCACATGCCTTGCAATGTGGCCGATATGCTTTGTTAGCTTCACTAAAGCTGAAGTCACTGCTGATCTTGGTCATTCCGCAAATAGTGCATGTTCTTGGTAGTGGTCTAGTCATCTCCATGCATTCTGTAAAGTCACTGCCAGTGGGGTACTAGCACCATGACGTTGAATAGCTGCTGCTTCGTAAGATCGAATGCGTTGCTTGGCTCTGTTGCTATTCCAATCCCTAGTGGGTCCAAAGACCTGTCTAAAGAGAGTTAGCCATATACCGCATTCCTTGCAGTGACTAGAGTACTCTTTGGTGAAAGTGAAATGATACCGTGCCTTCTTCACTTCACCGCAACACTCGCATTTCTTGGTAGTCATAGGAAGAAGCTAACCGCAGCAGCAGCTATCACAACGAATATTGCAAGCTCCCAGTCGAACCGGTCAATGATGATCCTGTCCTCATCGGCATCGTTGAACTTGGTATCTTCCCACTTCTTCTTACGCACTGGGCAGTTGCGCCCCTGGTTGCAGTTTCCGTACTCATCACAACAGTTCATTTCTTACTCCTTGTTAATGTGGAACAAGTGTATCACAGGTTTTTAGACTGACGGTACATTTTTATTGCACTCCTCAGACCGGCCTGTGTGGTGGCCTTCTCATCGAGCGCCAGAGCCTGAGCCTGGTCCAGAGTGTCCTGCATCAGGATGCGGTGGCAGATGACCGGTACACCTTGACCCTGCCGGCGCACACGGGCATTGAACTGCTCGTACAGATCAAGTGACCAGTTCAGTCCGTACCAGACCAAGATATGCCCGTTCTTCTGGAGTCCGTCAATACCGTGACCCATCGAAGCCGGGTGGCCGATCATCAGTGCACAGTCGCCAGTCTTCCAGCGGTGCATGGCGTTGATCAGACTGCTCTCCGACTTGCACTCAGTCAGGTTGATCGGGTCCAAGTGCTTGAACTTCTCCATGATGCGCTGGGCATCGCTTCGGTAGGCATAGCTGCACAGGATAGGAGACCCGTTAGCCTCATCTACGATCTCTTCCAATGCCTCGAGCTTCAGATCATGGATAGGCTCCCACAAGGGCATACCAGCCACAGGGTACATGGCGCCATTACTGAATTGGAGACATTTATTGGTGAGTGATGCTTGGTTGAACACCTCGACCTCTGAGCCACTGTCGAGCTTTAAAAAGAACTCACGCTCCATTGAGTCGTACTTGACCCGCAGATCCTCGGGCATATCGATCTCGACATCATTGACCATCAGGTCGGGCAGTGGGTTGTAGTCCTCCGCTGACATCTCCAGCGTGATGTCCCCGATGAGCTTCTTGATGGTGTCCTCGGTGTCTTCATATGGCACCTCTTTGTAGGGGCCAATCTTCTTGTAGAACCTGGTGCGAAATGCGGTCTTGCTGGTGCCCAGGCGCTCACCCTTATCCACGACTAGAAACTGCCCATGCAGATCCTTATAGCCGTTGGATGCTGGTGTACCCGTGAGTCCTGTAGACCATGTGAAGTGATCAAGGATCTTCTTGACCGACTTCACCCTGTTGGTGGCACTGTTCTTCATCTTGCTGATCTCGTCCCACACGATGCCAGTGAAGGGCAGGGGCCGGTCTTTCTTGATGAAGTAGGTCTGGAGCGTTTCTGCCATCCAGCCGAGGTTCTCGTAATTAATTAAATAAATGTCAGCAGGGCGCAGCAGGGCACGAGTGCGCTGATCCTTGGTGCCTACCACCATGCTGAACTTCAGATGCTTGGTATGTTCCCATTTCGCTGCTTCTTGGCGCCAAACAAGTCGGATGACTCGGATGGGTGCCACAATGATTACACCCTTGAGAAACTGAGAGCGGATGAGGTGGGCCAGCGTGGTCAGAGTGATCACGGTCTTGCCCAGTCCCATGTCGAGCCAGAGCATCGAGTTGGGGTGGGTGCATTGGAAGTTGACCGCCTTCTTCTGGTAGTCGTGCAGCAGATCAGGGGTTAGCATCCCATCACCATTAAGTCGATCATGTTCTTACCCTCAATTACGTTATCAATTACAAAGACGTTTACTTTTTGCTGCCTGAGTCGGGTGTGCTCCCGCTCTTGGGCTGAGGTGGGCTTGGCACCAGCACGCTTGAACTCACAAAAGAACACTCTGCCATCTGGCGCAATGAACAAGCGATCAGGCACAGCGGCTCTAGCTGGACTGGTAAATTTGTAAGCAAGCACATTTTTGGTTCGGGCATAGTCACAGACCCTTGATTCAATGTCCTTTTCAAGCACGGTCGCACTCCCTATCGGTCTTGCGTGTCTCAAGCTCGATCAGCAGTTCGATGTAGTGTTTGGCTTTCTGTAGATCAATAATCCCGTTTTTCTTTCTCCAGCGGGATATGTACTTGATCACGTTACCCTCGAAGTATCCCAGTGCGTTGGCATGGATGTACTCGACTGGTTGAATCGGCAAATCCTTGTAGTGGTTGCCGGCTACTTGAATATCTAAGCTAGATTCAGACATATCTTCTCCACTTCGTTGACGTAATAATCAAAATCCACAGGCAGCGTGGCATCCCTGATGTCGTTGCATACTTGTACGTTCCATCCCGACTCGACTGCAAACTTACGCCAGTCGGTCTTACCCTTGAGGGGCGGCATCCACTTTAGAAGGGGTTTACCACCCTTGGAGATGTAATATCGGCTGATGTTCTGGGCCTGGTCATCACCCCACTGGAGATAGCTGGAGCGTGGCACCTTGGTACGCAGCATGAAGTCCATAATGTCAGGCCACTGCTCCACAGTCTCGCGGATAGGTGCACCGTCGATCAGGTGCTTCTCTGCCACCTTGGCAATCACTAGACCACCAGCATTCTGGTGCCAGCCCATATCCCACTCGTAGCAGCCTTTGCGCTTCACAGACCCATTCTCATATCGAGCAATGTAGTTGTTCACGTCACGGATGAACATATGCGAGTAGGTGGCTTCCTCAAGCTGCAATCCAGTAGTGGATTCCCATGATTTACTCACCCCCTCCAGCTTCCACTTCGATGTCTTGGGGATCAACACGGTCAGACCATCGGTGTTCACCTGGATCAGCTTCACACCATCCACATACTTCATCAACCCTTCAGCCAGTAGGCACAGCAGCAACTGGCCGTTTAAAGTCGTTTTCATGGTGTACAGCGGGTCGTAGAACACACTGAACCGGTTGTTGGAGTCGCCGTACACACCGTTCAGTGCCAGCTTCAGCATGGCCGATTCTGCCGACTTCTTGGGGTATGTCTTGCGCTGCTCGTACAGGTTCTTGTAGATGATGCAGAACTCGTTACCTAGATGCTCGGGATAGAACCCGTTTGATATAGCCAGATTCGGATAAAAAGAAGCAACATCCAAATCAATAATGACGTAATCACTATCTGATTCAAGGATTTCTGATTCAACAGAGCCATGTATGCCACCAAGCCCGAACACAAAAGTAAAGCCATCGACTGTTGCAGTAATGTCATTGAATACCCCCTTGGTCTCGGTGATTGACTGTGCCTTGAACCACTCAAGGACACGGGTGAACTCGGGCTGCTCAAACTTGATCCACGGCAGGATGGCATCCTTCAGGTGAATCACTGGGCGAGGGGTCTGCCGAGGCACACGACCTGTAGCAGTGAAGTTGTAGCAGGGCACGCCGGCCTCTTCCAGCTTCAGGGTGAAGAACTCCTTGCCGATCTTGGTGTCGTTGAAGTTGATCCAGTCCTTGCCAGGGTACAACGTGTTCATTTTTTCCCGAAAATGAATCATGTCCAGCGTATGTGTATAGAAAGCCTTGGTTTGCTTAACATCGTGCGCGTTGTACTGCCTGAGCACAGGCATCTGATCCTGTGTAAGCATGGTGCCCACCTTGAAGGGTAAGTCCTCAATCGTGTCGGAGCGCATGTTGAACTCCAGCGACTTCAGACCCGTAGCCCGTGCCTTGTTGTCAAAGTGATGGATCTTGAACAGATCAATCTGATCCACCAGTCGGTCAGAGGGTTTGATCATGTGGACAAACTTCTCATCGTCCTGCGCTGCAATGATTGCCATTGCCTTGTCGTAGAGTGTCCGAGCATCCGACTTGCCCATACGCATCAGCATGTGCAGGATAGGATAGTCGAAGCCGATGCTGTTGAAGCCGACCATGCGTGCATCGATGCTCTTGAGACCATGCACCCAGTCAATGATCTCAGTGGAGTCGTTGCGCCAGGGGCTGATCTCAAACGACCACTTGATTGGCAGTGTGGCGTGCTCGGCGGCGATGGTGAACACGTTTGGATAGGTTTCACAGTCCCAGATTACATCATTGACCATTACATTTACCTGTTAGGTGGGGCTGGTGTACTTAGCTGTACCCGGTTAATGGATACCACCAGCCCCTGTTACTTACTTAGACTTCCCAAGGCATCTTAGCCGGCGCACCAAACGGTGCAGGAGGCATTGCAGCTGCAGCCTGAGGCGCAGCACCAAACATTCCAGCCGGAGCAGATGCCACCGCAGCAAACATTCCAGACGCATCAGTAGCTCCTTCACCGAATGGGGTATCGTCACCAGCAAATTGAATCGCAACCAGATCGCAACGGATGCCGTTACCGTGCTTGTTCTGTTGTGCCCAAGGCTTGATGGCAGCGTTGATACGGCAACCGCCGTACATCTTGCGCGTCAGTTGCTGGTAGGCCATCGAGTTGGCAGGGTCGATCGGTGTGCCATCAGCCTGAATCACTTGGGGCTGGGTGTCGCGGCCGGCCGTGATGTAGAAGTTGCCAGCATACCCGTCGTAGGGCTTGAAGGTCTTCTTGTTGATCTTCTCATCGCCTGAGCCATAGCAGCGGCTCTTGCGATCTTGCTGGATCATCTGCATGACCTGCTGTGCGTGCTCTGCCCACTTAGCCTGGGCCAGTTCACCATAGCGGCGCATGAAGGCAGCTACACCAGGATCGTTGGGTGGCAGCAGCAGTTCGCAGTTGTAGGAGATGCGCTCTTGACCAGTCACCTCGTTCTTCATGCGCTGGGGTTCAGCGAAGTGGGGGAAGGACAAACGGGCATTGGAGATAAATACGATATCGGACATGGATTACTTTCTAAGGTTACGTTACAGGAGCCAAGCAGGAAGTGCTGGCGTTTCTTCTACTGCACTGAAGAGTGGTGCAGCATTCATCATCACGGCAGGGCGTGAGTCAGACTCGGGGACGATGGTCAGCTTACCTGCCAACTTCGTCACATATTCGGATTCGAGGGTCTTGAGTTGGCGCTCGGTCAATTGAACCTTGACCTTCTCGCCGGCCTTGGTCTTCTCCCAAGTGAGCTTCTCGGCCTTGGCGATGGATACGAGCTTGGTCTCCCACACTGCCGACTTAGGGATGCCCATCTTGACCAAGCGGGTAGCCATCTCGTCATCGGTCAGGGACCATGCACGGGAACCACGACCATAGACTGCCTTGAAGCCTGGGATGACCTGACCTGCTTGGAATCGACGCATAGCTTCGGCTTCCACTCCATCAAGGAGTTGACGCATCAGGGGGGCTGCTTCCATGATCTCGCGGATCTGCTGATCGCTCATGGTGTTGGGGTCTTTGTTGGCTGCTTGCACAGACATCTCGACCTGTTGAACTGGTTGGAACATGACACCGATCTCCTTCATTACGTTACTAGCCAGTGCAGAGCATGAACCCTTAGCACGGCAATATTTACATTGACCTTCACCTGGAACCAGTGGTGCATCAGGTGCATCCGTGGCGGCTGCTTCTGAGACCAGAACAGGAACTATATCAAGGATTTCACGAGTTGTGTAATCTTTTGAACGAATTGCTTGACCACCACGCATTGCCAGTTTGGGCTGGATGACTGTGAGTCGGATGGTCTCGAATGGGCATGGGCCATCTGCAAGACCAGCCAGGACACCCACAGCATACTGCTCCATCTGCATCACAGCACTGACCCATGCGTCATTGATGCCGTCCTTGTAGTCGATCAGTTCAAGGACTGGCGCACCGTGGATTTGAATGTCCACCGTGCCACCCATATCCTTGCGGCCAATCAACCCTTCAGGTTCGACACGGGACTCGGCCAGTACACGGGCACCAGATGATGCATTCTCTAGCACATAGTCCACAGCGACCTTCACACGGTCAGCGCGGGACTTGTCTACAACGAATGTACCCTCATGGTCACCCATCATCTGGCCGATATAGGCATCGGGCCACAGGCCGGTCTTGATGCAGTTGTCCAACAGGTGATGACTATGGGTGCCATCGATGGCAGCAGGGCCAGAACCCGAGTCGGGGTATTTGGCCTGCTCACGCACTGAGCCAGGGCAAGCGGAGAACTGATACCGCTTGCTAGGGCTAAGGATTACATGACTGGTCATGCTGAATGCTCTGTAAGGTGATACGTGAACAACTGGTCACGCGCAGACTTAACAACTTTGATTGCATCATCGGCAGATGGATAAATACCCAAATACAAGCGTTTCCCATTGTGGTTGACATACGCCGTCCACTTTTTGTTTGCCTTATGCCAACTCACGCCTCGAAAACCAGAACCATTATTGCAATGGAGTGTTTGGTTCTCCATATTCTGCTTCTGAGTTGCGGGACGCAGATTAGCGATGCGATTGTCATCACGGCTCCCGTTGATATGGTCAATTTGGTCAGTAGGCCAAACACCATGCACCCAAAACCACACGAGACGGTGGGCCATGTATCGTTCACCATCGATACCGATTTGCCGATGACCGTTAGTGTTTATCCTTCCTGCTATGGCCCCAGGATATGCCTTTGGAGCACGGGTGGTTTTATGAGTAAACACTCCTGTTTCAGGATCGTAATCCAGCAGCATCTTCAGGTGGTCCAGAGTGAGCATGGTTAACCCTTGAGAGCTTCTACACCACGGAACAAGGCGTCATACTGTTCCGGAGCAACGTCATTAATATTAGAAAGTCCCAGACCGGTCAGCACGCCCTGGATACCCGAACCCTTTTGTGGGCCAAGTGCCTTGTATGCAGACATCACGAAGTCGATCAGACCCTTGGCATCAGCAAAGGGTGCCTTCTCGCCGGCAGGTGCGGCAGCAACCACGGGTGCGGGTACAGGAGCGACAAACACAGGAGGTGCAGGCATAGGTGCCACAGCCACAGGAGCGGGTGCAGCCACGGGTGCCGCTTGTACCACGGGGACAGGTGCTGGCGCAACAGCTACGACTGGTGCTACATTGGCAACCTTCTCGTGCACAGCGGCCTTCACTTCAACAGGCAGGGCGTCGATCAGTTTCTCCAGCACACGGATGTTGGACAGGACTGCTTCGGCGATGATGACAATGGTGGATTCATTCATGATTGAAAATGCTTTCAGTTACGGTTACAGGGGGTGGTTTGATAGTCAGGCGGTCGGTATTGAACGCCTTGACCAATTCGCGCAAGATGTCAGACGGTTTCCCGTACTTCTGTGCCTTGCTGCCGAACGCTTGGTGGTCCTCGGGAGTGACCCGAGTAGCCAGAAACTTCGTCTTGGACTTGGTTGCCATAAATAAATTCCTATTTCGTTGAACGGATGTTAACACGTCTGCTACACTGTGTTCAACAAATTTTAAATTATTTTTAGGAGTGGGAATGGAACAGGCAAAAAAGAACCCGCCTCAGGGGCGGGTTAACTTGGAGGAGAATGAAAATGACAACTAGCGGAGCACAGTATATGGCACAGCCTCAAGTAGCGCAACACCCAGCATCGGTAGACTCTTACATCAGAGCAGGCTGGTCTCTTGTACCTATTCCCCACGGCACCAAGGGACCACGCACACCAGGCTGGAACCTCAAGCACAATGCACTCAAGAGCCAGACCGAGTTGCCACCAGGCTTTGGCATTGGCTTGGCACATGCCTACAGCGGCACGATGGCGCTGGATCTGGACAACTGGGAGATGTCTAGCAAGGTGTTTGCCGAACATGACATCAATCTGCGCGAACTGTACGAGGCTGCCGATGCGGTCATCATTGACAGTGGGCGCCAAGGGCACGGGAAGCTTTTGTACGCTATGCCCTTTGGGCTGGCACTGCCCACTAAGAAGATCACCATCGATGGTGTCACAGTGTATGAACTACGCTGCGCCACCGTATCAGGTGTGACTGTGCAGGATGTATTACCACCATCGATCCACCCGCAGACCATGCAGCCTTACCGATGGGGTGGTCGTGGGCACTGGACCCGTTTGCCCACTATCCCGCAGTGCATCCTCGACATGTGGCAGTCGATGCTACAGCAGGATACCGAGCGCACCATCCACACAGGCGAGACCATACCGGCCTCGTGGTCAGAGATCAGCGATGCGTTGGAGTACATCAGCGCCGACTGCCCACGCGATGACTGGGCGACGATTGGCATGGCGCTGCACTGGGCCGGCAGTCAGACTGATCAGCTTGATCAGGGCTTCCACATCTGGAACGAGTGGAGCAAACAATCAGAGACCAAATACCCAGGTGAGCGCGAGATGCTGCACCAGTGGCAAAGCTTCAAGGCTGACAAGGCTACAGCGGTCAAGCTGGGTAGTCTCTTTCACATAGCACGCAAGGCAGGATGGATACGGCCGGCAGTGGACGTGAGCGAGATGTTCAAGGCCATCAACACCGCCACGCCACCGATGCCACCCGTTGATCTGCTGGAGGGCATACGCCCACCACCGCCCGAGATGCAGATGGGCCTGTGGCCGTCGATCCTGTCAACCCGAGCCAATGAAGTGGCAGAGTCTGTGGGGTGTGACCCTTTGATCCCTCTCTTCGCAGGTCTAGCGGCGATCTGCGGAGTGGTCGATAGCCGTATCAGGCTCGAACTGATGCCAGGTTATCAGGTGCCGCCCGTGCTCTGGCTGATGACGATCGGTGAGCCGGCCGATAAGAAGTCACCAGGCAGCAAGCCCATGCTCTCACCCTTGAAGAACATAGAGGCCGAGGATAAGCCACGCTTCGCTAAGGCCATGCTCGAGTGGCAGGGTCAGGAGGCAGCGCATGGGTCAGCTATGAAGGCGTTCCTCGACTTCAGCGCCAGTCCTGAGGCGATGCTGTCAGGTGATCAGGCGCCAGCAGTGGGCGACCTGGCACCGCAGCCCGTAGCACTCAAGTTCACGGTTATGGATGTGACCAGTCAGAAGCTGATCCGTATCGCAGCTGATCGCCCGAGGGGCATCCTGTGTTACCTTGATGAGATGAACGGCTGGGTTAAGAAGCTGACCGACAAGACCAGCAGCGAGGACAGGTCATCGTGGGTTGTGGCTTACGAGTCGGAGTCGTACGAGATGGACCGAGTAGGCGCCGGCTCAATACACGCCGATAACCTGGCTGTGAGCATATACGGCAATATCCAGCCTGCTGTGTTCAGGGCGAACCTGGCTAACCTGGCATCCGATGGACTGATACAGCGGTTCATCCCTGCGGTGCCACGGTCCAAGAACACCCGCCGGGGTGAGCCTATCCCCGAGTACCTGACCCATGCGGCACAGTGGGAGCAGACCCTACGCATCGCGTACAGCCTGCCCGAGATGGTCTACAAGCTCTCACCCGATGCTTACGAGGTGTTCCGTGAGTTCCAGACCTGGTATGAGGACGCCAAGCAGGATGAACGGGTGCTCAAGGCGTCCGATGCGTTCATGACGGCCTTCGGTAAGCTCGAGGGTACTGCTGGGCGCCTATGCTTGGTCATGCACCTGATGGAGGCTCCATTCAGTCCGATGGTAGGCGCCGATATCGTTAATCGAGTGGTGGATCTGATCAAGGGTTACTTGATCCCCGCCTTCAAATACGCCCTGGCCGAGTTAGGTGGCGCAGCCGATGATACGTTTGATAAGTGGGTAGCTGACTGGGTGATACATACGGCGTCCGATAAGCTAACGGTCAATCTGCGCGATATGAAACGGTCAGCACGCAGGCCACTAGAGGGCAAGACCGACTGGCAGAAACAGCAGGCCATCAGCGATGCCATGGACGGCTTAGAGGCTGCACGCTGGGTTGTCAAGCTCGAGGATGAACCGAATAAACAGCATATGGTATGGGCGCTTAACCCGTCCCTTGCGACCATGTTCCCCGATCATAGGCACAAGGTCATCAAGGCCAAGCAGCGCCACGCTGACTACATTTACAGGGTAGCAGCAGCTACACCGGGTAGCAAGTACTCAGGGCGCAAGCTAGTCAAGGGATACGACCCCGATACGATGGACGAATGAGAAAAGCAAAACGGCCCCGTGGGGCCGTTTTTCATGGTGATGGGTACTTACCCCTTATCGGGTATCAGTGCACCGTGCAGCGATGGGGCTAGCGCCTCGATCATACCCAGTACATCCAAGAGCTTGTAGACGACAGCAGCAGGTATGCGTTTACCCGTGCGCCAATTGCGCAGTGTGTGAATGGGCACGCCTAAGTACTCGGCGCACTGCTCATCGGTCATCTTGTGGCGTTCCTGGATGGCGGATACACGTTCGGCAATAGTGTTAACAGTGATGATTGACATAGTTACAGATCCAATAAAATAGTAATGATGGCGACAAGTAGAGCGGCAAGAATGATCATTGGTCACCCCACCTTATGCGCAGCTGCAATCGTTCGTTTTCCTCAGCCAGGTTAGCGTATTCGATAGCTGCCTGCGCCATCGATCGGTGGCAATCGTCAAGCCTTGCGAGTAGGTTAGATGCTTCGGTAAACCCTTCGATGTAGGCCAGGCGTTCACGCTCCTCTACAGTCAATGAATCGATTAGCATGGTTCGTTCTCCCGATCACATTCCAAAGCTATCACGCCATCGTCAAACCCAGCGTAATACATGAATGATTGATTAGGCTGTCGGGTATGTTCAAACAGTCCATCTTGGAAGCCTTGTTTGTAATCGAGTTTATCGGTGTTCATGGTTTCATGCTCCAAAAATAAAGGGCGAAGGGTAGAGCGATGCACAGTGCCATCAAGAGGGCTTGTACAAGCTCGATTAGGTAGCGTTTCATGGTTTATTAACCCTTACGAGCCGATACGCGAACCACAGCAAACGGGGCGCCATGCGAAGTGTGAGCCGTGATCAGTTGGCGCGACGGCTCGAGCTTTTCGGCGATGGCTTTCCAATCGATGGTGACGCGTCCATCGCACAGTGATACAGCTGCACGGTATGCATTGGACTCGATTACAGGCATATCGGCGTCAATCAATTGGGCCTTGATCTGGTCCCCTTCCTTTTTTAGGTCAGCTTCCTGGGCCTTGATCATGGCCAAACGATCAACGCATGCGGCCAACGTGGCCGGATTCAATGTGGTGGTGTTCATGGCAAATTGTCCTTACGGGTTACGGGTTACGATGCAAAGGGCATCCGATAGGCCACAGCATGGCCTATCAGGGCGCTTTAAATCGATTTGATGACAATGGTCCGACGTGCCACGCTATCGGCTTTTTTGGCGCCAGTGCCATGCGATGGGAAACCCACAATAACGGTGCGGTCGGCACGTTGGCACAGTTGGCAAGTCATGCACGACACATTGTCCCGAATGGCCGCAGGGCAAACCACAACCTTATGGCCGGCCGGCGTTGTCAAATTGTCGGCCTGGTCAATTGGCAACACGACACAAACAGGCAAACCCGTCGCGGCCAACGTGTCGGCATGTTCTAGGTCATTCGCTGACAAGTTGATTGTGAAACCCGAAATATTGGCCAATGTGATCACGTCCAAATTGTCGCCCACGATCACATCGTGGTGTGTATAGGTAAACCCGCGTTTACCCTGATTAGCTTCGACCAGCATGGCCACAGCGCCCGCATCGATCAGGCCGCCAACGTGTGGCAAGTCGCCGGCCTGGTTCATGCGCCACAGTTGGCCGTCGTCAAACGATGCAACACATGCACAGAACTCTACAAACGAAAAGCCGCGCAAATTTGCGGTAACTGCATTCCAATGCAAAGCCAATGGTCCGGATTCCGCATAGCATCCGAAACCCTTAAAAGGGCAATCAATGGCGCAAGTATCACGCGACGATGTGCTTACGGGTATCGGGCCGGTTTTGACGTTAGCTGACTTCATTGTCATATGGAAAGCCATTGACTGGGTGACTGGGTTTAATTTGAACATGGTGAATTTTCCTTACGGGTTACGGGTTTAAACAAGCCACACAGTAGTGGCGCCATCATCTTCACTATCAGTACGGATCAGGCCGGCATCTTTCAGGGCTTGCAAGGCTTGTATGAAGCCTTTGGTGAAGCCTTGCACCTTGCAATCTGCAATTACATGCTTGAGGCTGCAAGGGCCATCGGCTTGTACGACTTGCAGAATAAATTCTTGAGTGGTCATTTAGTTCTCCGGTTTGGTTAATTACAGGTTCTATTGTATGTGACCCAATGGCTGAGTGTGTAACCAAAGTTTAGCCTAGTTATCCATTGGCTCACTAAAAGCCAATGGCTCACTAGTGAAAAGATCAGTAAGGTTTGTAAGGTTTGCGCTACCAGGGAGAAAAGCCATTGGGTCACAGCTTTAGTGCTTACTGTGACAATTGTGACGGGAAAATGGACATTACATCTTGAAAATGGGAAAAGTGAATCTTAATGAGCCAATGGCTATATAGTCTAAAATTCGGGTCTCGTGCGCGGAAGGAGCCATTGTCACAATCTGCCTATTAATTAAGCAAATGAGCCAATGGGCTACCTATATGTGCTCCTCGTGTGAGCCATTGGGTCACATGGTGCATGGCCATTGGCTCACTGCATCACACCCTAAGCCATTGGGTTACTGACTCACTGACTATGCATACTCATTGACTATTGTGAGCCATTGGGTGATGTGAGCCATTGACTATTTGAACATTTGATCATGAATCCAGGGGGGTGGGGAGGGCCGGCGCACTGTGCCTGTTGGCTGCGGTGGCATCACGAACAATTTTTTATTTTTTCAAAAACTTAGTGATACAGGTAAGCCATTGGCTCACTTACTCATTTCCTTCCTTTCTGATACAGTGACACCCACTATGGATAAATCAATCGACCAATCTGTAGGCGCCACTGTCACGTTGACCGAATCCAACTCGTTGCCTGACTGGCTGACAACCACGCCTACGCCACTCCCGCAGCTAACACTCGATCAGAAGCGAGTGAAGACTGAACTCGTGCAGACTCAGTTCGAGTCCATGTTCATCAACGTACTCGAAGAGATGTCGAGTGGCAAGACGCTCACCCAGGTACTCAATGAGGACTTCCGTGGGTTCAAGGCCGGCGCGTTCCTCAAGTGGATCAAACGTGACCCAGATCGTCATGCTCTGTACAAAGAGGCCAAGGAGCTACGCACAGAGCACTGGGCGGGTGAGGTCATAGAGATTGCCGATGCGGATGACTCGATGGAGGACGTGCAGCGGTCACGGTTACGGATCGACACTCGGAAGTGGCTGATGGGGTCGGACAACCGGAAGGTGTACGGCGAGACCAAGACCATCGACGTGGGTGGATCGATCAGCATCATCTCAGCACTTGAGGCTGCGAACAACCGTGTGATAGACCTTGCCGATGTGACGGACGTGACAGATAACCTGATTGGGGATTGATTTGCAAAAGCCTATTTACTCGTCGGAGGAGGAGCAGGGACTTATGACTCGGCTGTGGAGTCCCATGCTGGCCGATGACCCTGAGAGCTTCGTGCTGTTTGCGTTCCCATGGGGCCAGAAGAACACCCCGCTTGAGAAGCACAAGGGGCCACGCAGGTGGCAGCGGGAGGTGCTGCGTGAGATAACCGTGCACATCAAGACCAACCGTGGGCAGCTTGACATGGACGCACTGCGGTTGGCAGTGAGCAGTGGCCGTGGTATCGGTAAGAGCGCACTGGTCTCGTGGCTGATACTGTGGATGCTGACCACAAGGATAGGCAGTTCTGTCATCGTATCGGCTAACAGCGAGAACCAGTTGCGTACCGTCACATGGGGTGAGTTGACTAAGTGGGCCACGATGGCGATCAACGCACACTGGTGGGAGGTGAGTGCAACCAAGCTCGTACCCGCTGCGTGGATAACCGACCTGGTGGAGCGTGACCTGAAGAAGGGCACTCGGTACTGGGCAGCAGAGGGTAAGCTCTGGAGCGAGGAGAACCCCGACTCGTATGCCGGTGTGCACAACATGGACGGGATGATGGTGATCTTCGATGAGGCGTCGGGTATACCGGATGGGATCTGGAGCGTGGCGGCTGGGTTCTTTACCGAGAAGATACTAGACCGGTACTGGCTGTCGTTCAGTAACCCACGGCGTAACACTGGCTACTTCTTCGAGACATTCCACGCCAAGCGGGACTTCTGGAAGGGTCGGATCATCGACGCACGTACTGTCGAGGGCACCGACAAGGCGGTCTATGAGCAGATCATCGCTGAGTACGGGGAGGACAGCATACAGGCCCGTGTCGAGGTGTACGGTGAGTTCCCCGCTGCCGGTGAAGACCAGTTCATCTCGCCCGTGATGGTCGAGGATGCGTTCAAACGACCTAAGTACAAGGATCCAACGGCCCCCATAGTCATCGGGGTTGACCCTGCCCGTGGTGGCATGGACAGCACGGTGATCGTTGTGCGCCAGGGCCGTGACCTGATCGCCATCAAACGCTACAAAGGCGAGGACACAATGGCCGTGGTGGGCCACGTCATCGACGCCATCGACGAGTACAAGCCCGTTCTGACCGTGATCGATGAGGGTGGACTGGGCTACGGGATACTAGACAGGCTCACCGAGCAGCGGTTCAAGGTCAAAGGGGTGAACTTCGGGTCGAAGTCCAAGACTCCATTGATGTGGGGTAATAAACGGGCCGAGATGTGGGGTTCCATGCGGGACTGGCTCAAAACTGCCTCAATTACGACCGATCGGGGGCTTAAAAACGACCTGATTGGACCCACAAAGAAGCCTGATTCCAAGGGTACGATCTTCTTGGAGGGCAAAAAAGAGATGAAAGCCCGTGGTTTGGCCTCTCCAGATGCTGCGGATGCGCTGTGTGTAACTTTTGCTTTCCCTGTGGCCCATAAGCAGTACAATGACCGCCAAGAGCGTCGGCCTAGGCAGATCGGCGCAGCAGTTTCATCAAGCTGGATGGGAAGTTAATCATGGCTACAAAACCAAAACCGTTCGAGAAGTCCACCAAGGACGTTGAGAAGAAATCCCTTGGCAAAGAGGGTAGCAAGCGTGAAGAGTCTGCTGATAAGCGCCAAGTCAAGGCCGCTCCAAGGAAGAAATAATGCCCCAAGATTACTCTGGTGTAAATGCTGTCCAGTCCCTGACCGTCAGCGGCGCCAAGGGTAAGGGCGATAAGGCTGAAATTCTTTCCACTGCACGGGATCGGATGAATATTGCCATCTCGGCCTATTCTGAGTCCCGTGAAGACGAACTCGATGATCTGCGGTTCTATGCCGGCTCCCCAGACAACCATTGGCAATGGCCATCGGACGTTCTGGCTACCCGTGGCGCTGTCCAAGGTCAGTCCATCAACGCCCGTCCCTGCCTGACCATCAACAAGCTGCCCCAGCACGTTCGCCAAGTCACCAACGACCAGCGGCAGAACCGTCCCAGTGGGAAAGTGATCCCAGTGGATGACAAGGCTGATGTGGCAGTGGCTGAGATATACGATGGCATGGTGCGTCACATCGAGTACATCAGTGATGCCGATGTGGCCTATGACACCGCTTGTGAGAATCAGGTTGCTTACGGCGAGGGCTATATCCGTATCCTGACCGAGTACTGCTCTGACGATAGCTTTGATCAAGACATCAAGATTGGTCGCATCCGCAACAGTTTCAGTGTCTACATGGACCCACTGATCCAAGACCCGTGCGGCGCCGATGCCAAGTGGTGCTTCATCACTGAAGACATCACCAAGGACGAGTACCACCGTCTGTACCCCACTGCCAGCCCCGCCAACACGCTCCAATCCCTTGGTGTGGGCGATGAGTCGCTGGCTCAGTGGATGAACGAGAAGACTATTCGCATTGCCGAGTACTTCTATGTGGACTACGACCGTGCTACGTTGAACCTGTACCCTGGTGCAGCTACTGCGTTTGCCGGCACACCTGAAGACAAGCAGTTGCGCATGTTGTACGGTAAGCCCACCAAGTCTCGCCAAGCTGACCGTCGTAAGGTGCGTTGGTGCAAGATCAACGGCTTCGAGATTCTGGAAGAGCAGGAATGGGCTGGTAAGCATATCCCCGTGATTCGCGTGGTCGGTAACGAGTACGAGGTTGATGGTCGTATCCATGTGTCGGGTCTGGTGCGTAACGCCAAGGATGCCCAGCGCATGTACAACTACTGGGTGTCACAGGAAGCCGAGATGCTGGCCTTGGCTCCCAAAGCCCCGTTCATTGGTTATGGTGGTCAGTTTGAAGGCTATGAGAACAACTGGAAGACTGCCAATACCCAGAACTGGCCGTATCTGGAGGTGAACCCTGATGTCACCGATGGCGCTGGCAACATGCTGCCGCTGCCACAGCGTGCACAGCCCCCTATGGCATCGTCTGGCCTGCTGCAGGCTAAGATGGGTGCATCTGAAGACATTAAGGCCACCACGGGTCAGTTTGACGCTTCGCTGGGGATGCAGGGTAATGAACGATCCGGTAAGGCAATTCTTGCCCGTCAAAAAGAGGGTGACACAGGAACCTATCACTATGTCGATAATCTAGCTCGTGCTGTTCGTAATGTTACTCGCCAGCTTGTTGACCTGATCCCCAAGATCTATGACACCGAGCGTATTGCCCGTGTCATCGGTGAGGATGGTGAGTCCAGCATGGTCAAGATCAACCCAGACCAGCAAGAGCCAGTCAAGAAGATCGTTGACCAGACTGGTAACGTGATCGAGAAGATCTACAACCCATCCGTGGGTAAGTATGATGTCTGCGTGACCACTGGGCCAGGCTATGCGACCAAGCGTCAGGAGGCTCTGGAAGCGATGGCTCAACTCTTGCAAGGTAACCCTGACCTCTGGAAAGTGGCCGGCGACCTGTTTGTCAAGAACATGGACTGGCCTGGTGCTCAGGAGATGGCCAAACGCTTTGCCAAGACCATTGATCCTAAGCTCATGGGTGATGCTGAAGACAATCCTGCACTGGCTGCAGCACAACAGCAGATGCAAGCAATGGGTCAGGAAATGGAGCAGATGCACACGATGATCACGAACTTTGGCAAGTCCGTTGAGACCCGTGACCTTGAGATTAAGGAGTTTGAGTCATCCATCAAGGCATTTGATGCTGAGACCAAGCGAATCTCCGCTGTCCAAGCCTCGATGTCCCCCGAGCAGATCCAAGACATTGTCATGGGTACCCTGCATGGCATGATCACCTCGGGTGACTTGGTGGGTGAGATGCCAGGGCGTGAGTCTCCGCAAGAGGATATGACTGAGATGCCTCAGCAGATGCCCGATATGCAGCAAATGCCCCAACAAATGCCTCAGGGAGCGCCACAATGAAAGCAAGTGACTTTGTAGGGATGCTTTTCTTGGCTCGGGATGTAACCCATTCCGTCCATCTGAATACCCGTAGTTTTGCCAAACATAGTGCTCTGAACACGTTTTATGATGACATTGTGGACTTGGCTGACAGTTTTGCTGAGGCATATCAAGGCCGTCATGGTCTAATTGGGCCTATCACGCTGATGTCGGCTAAGAAGACTACAAATGTTATCGAATTCCTTGCCGATCAGCTTAAGGAGATTGAGGATGTTCGGTATGACGTGGTTGACCGCAAGGACACAGCATTGCACAATCTGATTGATGAAATCGTGTCTCTGTATCTCTCTACCCTGTATAAACTTAGGTTTCTATCGTGATTGAGTTGCAGGGTCAAGCGGGTGAACTGAGGTTCACTGTGGAAATCAAACGCAAGGAAACCGGCCTGGTTGAAACATACGATATGGTTGGTCACCTTGACGCAGACAAACTGAAGGAACTTCAAAATGGCAGTAACTCACTCCACAGCAGCACGCAACGCAGCGACTGATGCCGTCACGGCACTTATCAGCACCAGCGGCAACCTCAAGTTTCGCCTCACTGGTACGGTTGGTGCTCCAGGCACTGCAGTGGCTACGCTGCCGCTGTCAGCAACCGCATTCGGAGCATCTGCCACCGGTACAGCCACCGCCAATGCCATCACCAGTGACACCAACGCCACCGGAAACGCATCGGCAGTCGCCACCGCCACCTTGGAGACATCGGCGGGGACTGTGGTGATCCATTGTGCTGTAGCTGCATCGGCCTCCGACATCAATATGTCCGGTGGTCTGACAGTTGCATCGGGTGACACTGTTTCCTGCTCCAGCCTGACCTACACCGCACTGAGCGCATAATATGTTGCTGCTGACCTCCACCTCTGATATTGTCAGGGTCGTAACAGGCACAGCCGTAACGAATATTACGGTTCATGCGTCCTATGTGGACAACGCCAGCGGCACCATTACCCCCGCCCGTGCAAATGCGATTATCAGCACAGCCACAACTACTACCATTGTGGCTTCGCCAGGTGCCAGCACTCAGCGCAATGTGAAGGCAATCTATATCACCAACAACTCAGCAGTCTCCTGCCAAGTGACGGTGCAGCATTTTGATGGTACGACATCCACCGATTTGATGGGTGTGACGGTTGCAGGTGGTGAGAATCTGGTTCTCGATGAGGATGGAAGTTGGCATCACCATAACCCTCAAGGTGCTGATTATTCGGCAACTGCCACGCTACCCATGCTGTTCAACAACAGCGTGTCTACAGTAACTGCCAGTTTTGCTACTGATACGCAACTGGCGGGTTCAGCCTTACAATTGCCATCTGGTATTACTATCTCGGGTGTACAGTACATCTGCGAATTTGATTTAGTAAAAACCGCTGCTGGCACAGCTACTCCCATCTTCAATGTTCGGTTCGGGACAGCAGGTACAGTGGCTGATGCTTCCATCTGTGCCATGACTTTTCTGGCAGGCACTGCCGCAGTAGACACAGGTAAGGTCACTATTGTTGTGACGTTCAGGTCTGCGGGTGCGGGAACAACTGCCGTTGTGGTTGGCTCTACAATGATCAATCACGCCTTGGCTGTGACGGGTTTGACCACGACAGGTGCTTCGGGTACAGGCCAGATCACTACAGTCGGTGGCGGTTTCAACTCCACAGTAGCCAACTCGTACATATCTGTCAGCTTCAACGGTGGCACGTCCTTTTCTGGCACTTGCAACTTCGTTCAGGCCAGGCTGTTTAACTTCCGAGGTTAAACATGGCGGCAAACGGCTGGTTTGACCCATCGCTGGTCGCCGCCGACTGGTTCCCTGTCGATATCAATGCATGGTTTGATTCCAGCTTTGTAACCGCTGCGGGTGGGGGACCGGTAACCCATACCACGTCAGGTGCTCTGACTGGTCAGGGTTCCTCGATTGTTGGCACATCGGTCCATAAGACCCGTCATGCCACATCGGGTGTCCTGACTGGACCAGGTTCAACCGTATCGGGTTCTGCCCGACGGTTCCGCACCCACACCAACACAGGTGTTCTGACTGGGCCGGGTTCCGTTGTTGCTGGAACAGCAGCACATCGTATAAAGCATCCCACATCGGGCGTCCTGACTGGTCAGATTGGTTCTATTGCTGGCACAGCAGCTCACAGCACGGGTGCTGCTACTCATCCGACATCGGGTGCTCTAACTGGTCAGATTGGTTCTGTTGCTGGTACTGCCAAGCGATTCCGTACCCATCCCACATCAGGTGCTTTGACTGGTCAGGGTTCGGCAATTGCCGGCACAGCAGCACACAAGATCCGTCATACCACCTCAGGTATTCTGACTGGTCAGGGTTCGGCAATTGCTGGATCTGCCGTCAGAATCGGTGCTCTTGTAACTCATACATCCGCTGGATCACTAGTAGGTGCAGGGTCCATCATTGTCGGAGCATCGGTCAAATCGAGTATCTACCCAAACCCCACTGATGTTAGGGACGGTGTACACTACGGCCCAGGTGGCATCTACGTTGGCACCTTGACTGTGGGCGCCGGGGATACAATAATCGCACTACGTCCATTCACTGAAAGACACTAATGGCACTCACTCTCAAAGCAATAACCACCCGTCTAGGTTATCAGCAAATCGCTACGCTGACAGCATCTACTGGTTTAACAGTTCCCCAGACTGATTTGAATGGACTGGCTTGCAAGCCCTCCATCGCAATCATCACTTCAGAGGGAACTGCCATTCGCTGGCGCGATGACGATGTGGCCCCCACAGCTTCTGTTGGTATGCCACTGGCTGCCGGTGCCACTTTGCAGTATGACGGTGACCTGAGTAAGATCAAGTTCATTGAGCAGACGGCAAGTGCCAAGATCAACATCAGTTACTACGCATAAGGGGTTGCCATGAACGTCCATGATTCTGGTGGCGGCATCGATTCCGCAAAGTTCCTTGAGTACATCATCAATCAGTTCCCTGGGGATCTGAGGATGATGGTTGAGGTGCGTGACGAATTGGTTGTGCGTCAGGGTGCCGTGAGTGCTGCCCAGCTTGCTATTGCTGACCGTGCGGTTGCTGCCAAAGAACTCGAGGATGCCCGACTTGCATCTTTGGAGTTGCTGACTGATGCCAAAGCCGACAACGCTAAGGCTAAGGCTAAAAAGGCTGCGTTGGATGACCGTGAGTCGAGTATCAATTCCCGCGAGAAAATGATCAGTGATGAACTGACCTTGCGCGACAGTGATGTCATGGCTCGTGAGAAACAGGCTGCTGCTGTCGAGTTGCGTCAGATGGAGTTCGATTTGTCACTTCAGTTGCGTGCTGCTGCACTGGAGGCAGACCGTGTTGCACTAGATACCCGTATCAAAGCATTCCAAGACAAAGTTGCATCCCTCAGCGTTTAAGGTAGATCATGGCCGATAAAAAGATTTCACAACTCCCCTCGGCCACTACATTAGTAGGCACCGAGCTTGTTCCTGTTGTACAGGCTGGCGCCACTGTTCAGACCACTGTGAACGACTTGGGCGGTGCTGTCGGGTATCAACCTGCGGGTACTGGTTCTGTGGCTACTACGGTGCAGGGTAAGTTGCGCGAGAGTGTGTCGGTAAAGGACTTCGGGGCTAAGGGTGATGGCGTTACGGATGATACTGCCGCGCTAAATCTTGCCGTTGCTTCTGGCAAGGCACTTAATTGGCCTGAAGGTACTTACCTAATCACTGGAACAGTTGGTAACGGTCAGACAACAAACACCGCTTGGTATGGCGCTGGCATTAACTCAACTACCATCAAGTGTTCAGGTGCGAACGGCGGTCTTGCCTTCATTAAGCCGCCAAGCGAATTCTCTGGTTTTACGGTTACAGGATCAGACTTCGTTTCTCCATATACGGGTGTAGGCATCCAACTCGGGCAACAAGGTTCGTTTGTTGGTCCTTCGCACTGGTCAAATCTTCGGGTTAGGTATTTGAGTGTTGGCATTGATTGCTACAACTTCTTCTTGACTGAGTTTAGAAACATTCAAGTCAACTATTGCGGCACTGGAATTCGGTGTATTCCAACTAACGGTGTAGGCGATGATGGTTACTTCACCACTTGGCTTTGGGATACCGTCAACATTGGTGACTGTTATTCCTATGCCTTTAACTGCCAGCCTGCTGTTGGCGGGAAACTGCTTCAGTGGAACAATGTTGCAATCGAAAGCAGTGCAAGTAGTTCGCCAGAAGATTCGATGGCTATCTTATATTCTGTAATGCTTGTCGGCAAAAATTGCTACTTTGAGAACTCCACAAAGCCTGCAATAAATGCTAAATACTCAAACGTAAGCCTAGAAAACGCATACTTTAATGGTACTGCTGGCCTAACTATGGGAACAGTTAGCAGCACAGCTTATGCCTTCTATGTCTTAAAACAGTGTTCATGGGCCACGGCATCTGATAGGGCTATTTTTATTAGTGCAAGTGCTGCACCTCCAAATTCCGCAAATATAGTTTTTGAGAGTTGTTCTCAGGATTCGACATTACTTCCAACCATTACTGGAAATGGACAAGTAACTTATATCAACTCTGCTGGATATGTTCTGAATGTTAAATATCCTTTCGGTCAAACAGGCTTATTTAAGATCGGCACTTTCGGCACTACAACGCTGGATCAGATTAACTGCTACACCAAGACAGTCACAGCAACTATTCCAGCAAACAGTTCTTTGGCTATTCTTTCAAACATAAGTATGTTTGGTGTGTGGTGCCGGGGAAGTTCTACGACTGATACTGCTGGAACCGTTGCCACAGCAAGCATCACGAACATGTATCAGCCGGATATAGGGCTAGTCGTTACTCCAGCAACAACAGGGTCACTTGATTTGTTCTGCGTCATTGCAAGGAACTTTACGGCTTCCCCAATCACTATCACTTCTGCTCAGATTTCGGTGCAATTCTATAAGCACACAGGACAGGCAGTATGACCCCCACAAATAACACCGGAGAAATGATATGAGCGTAATCAATTCCGATAACGTCCAAGTAGGGCAGTCCTCTATTGGCACATGTGGAATTTTTGTAGCATAATCCAAATCGTACTGGCCCGATTGACCAGGGAACTGTAAGGTTCACAATGACAGATGAAGTCCAACAAGACTTAGCGGAAGCACCCGCGCCAGAACAGGTATTGACGGCCACGCCTGAAACTGAAGTTACAACGCCGGAAACGCCAGAGTCAGCAGCCAAGACATTCTCGCAAGAGGAACTTGATGCAGCCATTGGCAAGCGCCTCGCAAGAGAGCAACGTAAGTGGGAACGAGACCAGGCCCAGCGACAAGCCGAACAGCAAGTCCTGAGAGCGCCAGTGGATGTGCCGCCAGTCGATCAATTTGAGTCACCTGAAGCCTACGCAGACGCCTTGGCATTCAAGAAGGCTGAAGAGTTGATTGCCAAACGGGATGCCGCAAAGCAAAAGGCTACGGTTCTTGATAGCTACCATGAACGTGAGGAGGAAGCTCGGACTAAGTACGATGACTTTGAACAAGTCGCATATAACCCGAATGTCCGAATCACTGATGTGATGGCTGAAACGATTCAATCCTCGGATGTTGGTCCCGACGTAGCTTATTACCTCGGTGCAAACCCCAAAGAAGCAGATCGTATTTCTCGTTTATCGCCTTTTATGCAGGCAAAGGAAATCGGAAGGATTGAGGCCAATTTGGTCAATAGCCCGACGATAAAGAAAACAACTTCTGCGCCAGCACCTATTAGCCCAGTGACCGCGAGAGCTTCAGGCAATCCGTCTTATGACACGACAGATCCACGATCCGTCAAGTCCATGAGCACATCGGAGTGGATTGAAGCAGACCGCCAACGCCAGGCTCGTAAGTACGAAACGCAGCGCAACCGCTAAACAATTGAAAGGACATCATGTCTAATAGCATTCTCACGATCGATATGATCACCCGCAAGGCTCTGGAAATCCTGGAGAATAACCTTGTTTTGACCCGCAACGTGAACCGTCAGTACGACGATTCCTTCGCTGTGGAAGGCGCCAAGATCGGCTCCACACTGCGTATCCGTAAGCCTGACCGCGCTCTGGTTACTGACGGTGCCGCCCTGCAAGTTCAGGATGACAACGAACAGTACACCACTTTGTCCGTTGCAAGCCAGAAGCACATTGGTGTCAACTTCACCTCTGCTGAACTGACGATGCAGTTGGATGACTTCGCAGACCGTGTGTTGAAACCTCGTATCAGCCAACTGGCATCCAGCATCGACGCTGACGTGGCCAATGCTTACAAGAGCATCTACCAATCTGTCGGCACCCCTGGCACCACTCCTGCTACCTCGCTGGTTCTGCTGCAAGCGCAACAGAAGCTCAATGAGCAAGCTGCCATGATGAACCCACGTTATGCTACGGTTAACCCCGCTGCCAACGCTGGTCTGGTCGAAGGTATGAAGGGTCTGTTCAATCCGACCGACACCGTGTCCAAGCAGTTCAAGAACGGCATGATGGGTACCGGCGTGCTGGGCTACGAAGAGATCAACATGTCTCAGTCGATCAGCAATCACACCACTGGCGTTACACCCACTGCTCCGATTGTGGCTACTACCGTGTCCACCCAAGGTCAGTCCACTCTGGACATCAGCTTCACTAGCGGTTCGCCTACCTTCAAGGTTGGTGATGTGTTCACGATCGCTAACGTGTACTCGGTCAATCCTCAGACCCGTCAGTCCACTGGTTCGCTGCAACAGTTCGTGGTTACCGAAGATCTGAACATCTCCTCGACCACCACTGGTACGCTGAAGATCAGCCCTGCGATCTACACCTCGGCTCACGCCCTGGCCACCGTCAATGCTTTCCCTGTTGCCACATCCGGCACCCTGACGTTCCTCGGCGGCTCTGCTACCGGTTACGCTCAGAATCTGGTGTACCACAAGGATGCGATCACCTTTGCTACAGCCGATCTGTTGCTGCCCCAAGGTGTTGATATGGCTTCTCGTGCTATCCATAACGGTATCAGCCTGCGCGTTGTTCGTCAGTACGACATCAACAACGACCGTATGCCTTGCCGTATTGACGTGTTGTATGGCTACGGTGTGATTCGTCCTGAGATGGCTTGCCGCCTCTGGGGCTAAACTGAACGGGGCTTCGGCCCCTTCTTTTGTAACATTTTTTGAAAGAAACTTATCATGGCACTCCCTAGCGTTGGTGGCGGTTATCAAATCGCTGACGGTAATCAAGTTGAAGTCTCGATGACTTCCCGTGCACAGGCTACTGTAATTACAGCAGCCTATACTCTGACTGCTGCTGATTTTGCCTCTGGCATCATTGCAGCTACCTCCTCTGGCAGCTATGCCCTCACGACCCCCACCGGTGTCTTGATGGATGCTGCTCTTACGAACGCCAAAGTTGGTTCTTCCTTTGACCTGACCCTGACTCACGGCTCTGCCACCAACGTCATCACCCTCACGGGCGGCACTGGTGTCACAGTGGTTGGTCTGGCTACCGTTACTGGTATCACCAGCGGCACATGGACGTTCCGTAAGACCGGTACAGGTACTTGGTCGGCATACCGAGCCTAATCATCATGGCTAATACCAAGGCATCTGGTGTGGCTTTCGTGGACCCCCAACTCGAAAGTGCAACCTTCACTCCGACTACGGTGGCACTTCTGCCTACTGCTGGTACTGCTATCGTTGGTATGCGAATGGTAGTAAGCAACTCGAACGCTGCACTGACCGCCGGTATCGGCGCAATTGTGGCTGCTGGTGGCTCCAACATCGTCCCTGTCTTCTGTGACGGTACGAACTGGCGCATCGGCTAACGATAGGACAGGGGCTTCGGCCCCTGTTTTCATATGATCTATCTCTCGCATCCTCTTCATGGCTCCAAAGTGACAACACTCGAAATGGAAGCACAACATGATGAGAAACATGGCTGGGTACGCTACAATCCCGATACACCTTCGGACTCCGAAGAAGTGGCATCCGAGAATACTCTGCGGCTGAGGCGTAAACCCCGAAAAGTTGAGTCAGTGACCGAAGGAGTCTGATCATGTCCACCACTGCCGGCGATCAAATAAACGCTGCCCTGCGGTTACTAGGCGTCCTTGCTGAAGGTGAAACTCCGTCTGCTGCCACATCTCAAGACGCATTGTCTGCTCTGAATCAAATGCTTGATTCATGGACAACAGAGCACCTGATGATCTATAACACCATCGACCAGATGTTTACCTGGCCGGCTGATACGATTACCCAGTCTGTTGGTCCCAGCGGTACATTCCTTGGTACTCGCCCCGTGATGGTTGAGGACTCCACGTACTATCGTGATCCAGGCACCAACGTGTCGTTTGGTATCAAAATCATCAATCAGCAACAGTACGATGGTATTGCCGTGAAGACGGTTACTTCCACTTATCCGCAAGTTTTGTGGATCAACATGGAAAACCCCAATATCACGATGACGATCTATCCCAAGCCCACACGGGACTTGGAATGGCACATCATCTCGGCTCAGGAGCTTGCTCAACCTGCTACTCTGGCAACAGCACTGGTGTTTCCACCAGGCTACCTGCGTGCGTTCAAGTACAACCTGGCCTGTGAAATAGCTCCTGAGTTCGGTGTAGAGCCATCGCCTACCGTATCGCGGATTGCTATGACATCCAAGCGTAACTTGAAGCGTACTAACAACGGCATGGATCTGATGTCGATGCCTTACTCGTTAGTTGCTACTCGTCAGCGGTTCAACGTGTATGCTGGGAATTTTTAGTCGTGCTAAATAGTGCAAGTGGCATGATGCTCTCGTTTAAGTTCCAGATACTTCTGGTGAGCTTCCTCGGGCGTATTAAAGCCGCTTACTCGAATTCGTTCACCGTTAGTCATGATCTGAACTCTCCACTTACCTTGGTGGGCACTGACTCCAAGAAACCCCGAGTTGTTGGCATTGGTTGGGGTTCGCATATTCTGAAGATTGCCGAATCGAGTTACCTCACGAAGGTTCTCAAATCTGTTGTCCAATTTATCACCGTTAATGTGATCAATGTGGTCGGTGGGAGGATTACCCGTCATGTACAACCACGCCAATCGATGAGCAAGGGTTTTCTTGTTGTCTACGGCAATAGCCCAGTACCCAGTATTCGTTGGACTACCTGCACGTTTACCGATAAGATCGGATCTGTACTGGCGTGTCTTCCACACAAATTCCCCAGTGGTTGGGTTATAGATCAGGATGGTTTTGAGATGGTCAGCGGTAATCATGAACATCAGTTTACCATAGGACTCCTCAAATGAAAACACCGATTTTGGGAAGCTCGTATGTAGCAAGGTCGGTTAATGCGGCTGATAATAGGTGCATCAACCTGTTCCCAGAAGCCGTGCCCGAGGGTGGGAAAGAACCCGGCTTCTTGAACCGTGCGCCTGGATTGCGACTGCTCCAGACTGTAGGCACTGGTCCCATCCGTGGGCTGTGGGCACATCAGACAAATGGTGCTGATTTCTACGTTGTCTCGGGCACCGAGTTCTATAAGATGACGGCGACAGACGGTACACCGATCAAACTTGGTGACGTAAGTGGTACTGGACCTGTAAGCATTGCTGACAATGGCACTCAGTTGTTCATTGCCTGCAATCCAAATGGGTTTATCTACAATGAGTCTACTGGCGTATTCCAGCAGATCACCGACCCAGATTACCCAGGTGCCGTGACCGTTAGCTACCTCGATGGTTACTTTGTGTTCAATGAGCCGAACAGCCAACGAGTGTGGGTCACATCGCTCTTGGAAGGCACCTTAGTTGATCCATTGGACTTTGCCAGTGCAGAAGGTGCTCCAGACAATTTAGTGGCTCTGATCGTGGATCACCGTGAAGCGTGGCTATTCGGTTCTGACTCGGTTGAAGTCTGGTATGACGCTGGACTGGCTGATTTCCCACTGACCCGTATCCAAGGTGCATTCAATGAAATTGGATGTGCTGCCCCTTACTCAGTGGCTAAGTTGGACAACGGTTTGTTCTGGCTAGGCACCGATGCCCGTGGTCAGGGTATCGTCTACCGAGCCAATGGTTACACGGGTCAACGAGTCAGCACCCATGCCATTGAGTACGCCATTGCTCAGTATGGCAACATCTCGGATGCTGTGGCCTATACGTACCAGCAAGAAGGTCATGCGTTCTACGTGTTGTCTTTCCCCAGTGCCAACGCCACATGGGTATATGACGTATCCACTCAGGCTTGGCACGAGCGTGCAGGGTTTGAAAATGGTCAGTTTGTGCGCCATCGTTCCAACTGCCAGTGCAACTTTGGTGGCATTACCGTCGTAGGTGACTATGCAAATGGGAACATCTACGAGTTGGATCTGAACACGTACATTGACAACCTGACCCCTCAGAAGTGGGTGCGCTCATGGCGTGCTCTCCCCTCGGGTCAGAACACTCTCAAGCGTACTTCGCACCACAGCCTGCAACTCGACTGTGAGGTCGGTGCGTTCTTTGACCCTAACCTAGACACCGGACTGCTGACAGAGTTGTCCGAATTGATCCTGACTGAATTGGGTGAGTTGTTGTCTCAAGAGGTTGATCCGAGTGGGTTGACTGATCAGGCCCAAGTGATGCTGCGTTGGTCAGACGATGGTGGTCACACATGGAGCAGTGAGCATTGGTTATCGATGGGTGCCACAGGTGAGTACTTCAAACGAGTGATCTGGCGCCGGCTGGGTATGACCCAGAAGCTGCGGGATCGGGTGTACGAGGTCTCAGGTACTGACAACGTGAAGATCGCCATCATGGGTGCTGAACTACTGATGAGTGGCACCAATGGCTAATGTTCAAGACATCACCCGCATACCCGGCAATCGGGTGCCGTTCATCGATGAGCGCACCGGTACTATGTCGCGTGAGTGGTATCGGTTCTTCATCAACCTGTTCAATCTGACAGGTGATGGATCGAACAGCATCTCGCTGACTGACTTGCAGATCGGTCCATCTGCACAAGAGTCAGTTGTCGATCAGTCATCGATGTTGTTCCCATCACAGAACTCGCAGATTGAAGAGATCCAGAAGCAGCTTGAAGCTCTTGAGTCAACCAATGACTATGCTACGATCACATCCGAGTTGGTTGCGATAAAGTCTGAGATTCAGGCAATTAACACCCAGCCTCCGCTGACCCCTACGATCCGTAAAGCATCATATGGTGCGTTTCATGATACGACTACGCAGACCGCTGCTGCGATAAACACCGCCTATGCGATTACGTTCAACTCGGTTGACATATCAAATGGCGTTACAGTAGGAACACCGACTTCTCGCATCTATGTAGATCGACTCGGTGTTTACAATTTTCAGTTCTCGGCACAACTGAATAAGACCAGTGCTGCCGCTAAGAAGGTGTACATTTGGGCAGACATTGACGGTGTTAGCGTGCCGTACTCGGGTACTGAGGTTACGCTGGGTGGTTCGAGTGCTGCGATTGTGGCAGCTTGGAACTTTGTACTGAGTATGAATGCCAATAGTTACTTTCGACTGATGTGGTCTACAGACGATACGGCTTGTCAGATCACAGCAGTTGCCGCAGCTGCTCCAGTTCCTGGCATCCCCTCAATCATATTAACCGTGACTGATAATATCAGTGCTTCTCAAGACTAAGGCTTCACCATGACAGCTACTCTCAGCCCCTCCCCTAAGCAGCAGTTCTTTGATGTCAATGGTAACCCGTTGGCTGGTGGCAAGCTGTACTCATACGTTGCTGGTACGACATCACCACTGGTCACCTATGTTGACAATAGTCAAGTAACCACCAACACGAACCCCATCATTCTGGATAGTCGAGGTGAAGCGAACGTATGGTTGTCTGCAACAGCATACAAACTGAAGCTACTGTCTGCCACCGACGTGGAGATCTGGACTGTTGACAATATTGTCGGTGCTGGACTGACCGATCAGCAACTGGTAACTCAGATCACCGCAGCTTATGCGGCTTCTAATGGCTCATCCCTCGTCGGCTTCATCCAGTCCGGAACTGGTGCTGTGGCACGGACGGTGCAGACCAAGCTGCGCGAAAGTGTGTCAGTGAAGGACTTTGGGGCGGTTGGCGATGGGGTAACGGATGATACGGCAGCAATTCAGGCTGCTATTGATGCTGCAACAATAGCGGCAAATACTGGGGTTAGTCTGATAGGGGTTTTGTTTCCAGCAGGGACATATAAAGTTTCATCAGTAATAAATGTAGTTCGTAATATCAGGTTGCAAGGTATTGGATGGCCCATTATAAAAGCATTCCATAATGGTGATATATTTCATTATTTCGGTATACCTGACTCCTCTACATTTCCAGACAATAAGTTTGTTGTTGAGAGTTTAACGTTCAAAAATAACCCTGGTAACGTACCAACTTCGTTCATCAGGCTTGGAGATTCAACAGGAGACACACCAACTTATGTTAAATCTGCTGATGATGTAGAAATCATTTCATGCACATGGAATAACTGTTCTGCAAATTATATTATTGATAACAATCGCGGCTTTGGTTTAGTAATTAAAGAATGCATATTTACAGCTTGCGTTACCACAGCAGTATTAAAACTTCGGCAAAACCAAACCGAAATTCCATACTGGACATATAGCGTCAATGTTTACACCTGTGACTTTACTGGTATTACAGGCAAAGCAATTGAAGCTGATGGTGGTGATATATCAATGTTTGGCGGAATTGTTGAAGGATGTTCTGCTGGTGCTATTGATTTGGGAATTAATACTTCTTATACAGGCGCTCAAATTGTAAGTTTTTACGGAACTTACTTAGAGGCCAATCAAATTTTCCATGTGCGGGGAAGTAATGGAAGATTGATTGCAAACTTTAACGGGGTGAAGTTTGTAAAAGGAATTGCTGCAACCAATAATTTGATATTCCCATCTGCCGCATTAGTATCGTTTTATAACTGCTCGTCCCCTAATCAATCTCCAACTATTACAGGTGGTAATATAAAGCAATATGGATGCACTTATATGTCATCCAACATTGGAACCGTTGATAGTTTTGACACCGATAGAGGAACTTCTTATACATCAACTCCCATGACGCCTGTTATATTCCGTCCATCTATCGGTGATGGTCAATCACTATTGGCTACCGGAAGCTTAGGCGGTGGGGGGGCATTGGTCTTATGTTCACATTCAACAGGAGGAACAACCAACTGCATCACAGAGTTATTCCTGATAATGAGAAATGTGAATGGATCAAGTATTTCAGCGCAAAGTATAAGCAGATTAGCCGGTGCAGATACTGCTACGTTTGCGTTTTCAGTTGATGCAAATGGTTATGTGCAGGTCACATCATCAGCAGTAGGCCATGCAAATTACAAGGTAATTGCGCAGTCAGGATATCCGGTTTACTTGCCTGCGTAACACTATGACCGCCATCATCCAACTCCTCAAATCTCGCACAGTAGCGTTTTCACTGCGTTCCAAACGCTTAAGCCAATATGAATGACTTTCAATCAATAATTAACCTTGTAGCAGGTGTATTCATAGCCGCT